TATCCCAACAAATAGTTTTACTTTGTCTGTAACTTGGGGACACATACCAAACTCTTTGATTTGGAAACCTAGCAAACTTGGCCATTTCTTGTATAGCTAGGAAAGTTTTACCAAATCTACGGCCAGATATAAGAACTCTGAACCTTTTATTACAATTTATTACAGCCCGTTGAGGGTCAGTAAGTGGCATTAAATTTGATCTCCCCAGCTATCCCAACCATTTACTCTTTGTCTAGCAAACAATTCTATTCTAGGTAGATCGCCACATAGTTCTACAATATTATCTCTAATGATGTCTGGTTTCTTACTATGCTCTTGTCTTTTGCTAATTACTAATTGTTTTACTGATTTAGAAACTCTTTGTGGTTTACCTTTAGTTGCAAGTAAACACTGCTCAGGGTTACACCTCGACCAGTAACCCATGCCAGTAAAATATCCATCAGATTTTATATTTTGTTTGACCCATGTAAAACCAACTGTTTTAAAAGTGAACCCCCAGTCTTCAATAACACGAAGAGCCTCTGGCAACATCGAATCAATAGTCCAAAGAAATAAAGTGCAATCATTGTCAGAAATATCAGAAATAGGTAGCTTACAAATATCGTCAATACTAAGGGTATTATAATACCGGGTAGCAGATCGTTTTTGGCCTTTCTCAGAGTATGTTTTGAATGTCCATGCTGGGTCTGCATAAATTATATTATAGCGTTTCTGTGGAAATGGTATCACTCAACAGACCACGCCAAAGGTTCATCATCTTCTGTAATATTATTTTCAGATTGACCTAGTATTTGCTTTCCAAGCCATATCTGCATTACTACATTTCCTTTTTCTGCACTCTTCCATTGTAGCTGTCTAAGCCTCATTTTCATTTCAGCACGCCCTTTTCTCAGATATTCCGAATAACTCTTTTCAATAAGGTCAGCACTACAACCAAAGAAATCTGCAATCTCTTTATTGGTAGCACCAAGTTTAGCTAATTTTCTGACTTGTTCTTTGTCAATATTATATTTTTTTGGTCTCGACATATCCTCTTACCCTATGAGTTAGGTAGTTTCTGTTTATCAAAAAAATAACAGAAAATAAAGCCTATTCTAAAATTAATGATTTTATTGATAAAGAACCATCTATATTAGTTTCTAATTCTGCTTTTGATTTAATACACTGATATTTAACATTACTGCCAGATTTTAATTGTCTTTTAGCTAGGCGAGACCCTTTTAAACATTCTGACATCGAACTTTGAATTCTTGCCTCTTTGATTTCTCCATTAATTAGTAAAAGCAAAGCTACTACTGTTTCAACCATTTCCGTTTTCTCTGACCTTATCTTTTAATTTTTCTATGTCCTCCAAAGCCTTTTCAAGTAATTGTTTGTTAAATTCTATGTTTACTTTATTTGTTACGTTTTGTTCTTGGTTTTCAATAAGTTTTTCTACATCAGAAAATAAACTTTCTAAAAGCATGAACTGTTCCTGATCTACTGGTTTCTGATCGCTGGCCTTTAGTAAATCAGCTTTCATCAATTCACGAGAGGTCTCTAATGATACTAGCCTAGCTGTTAGTTCGGTATAAGCGAATGTGCCAGCGGCCACGAGCAAAATCAGTGAGGCAACTGTTTTCATAGGCATTTGCACAGCCGCCTGTTCTGAGATTTTTAGTGGTTTATTACTCATCTATATTCATTCTTCATTCCAAGATCATTAATAGCTTGTTCTTTTGTCAAAAAACCTTTTCTAATACCCATATCAATTATTTCTTTATTTTTAACAGCATAATCTTTTATAAACCTAGTTACTTTCTTATCTTTTATAGCGTCTGTAAACATTTTAATTTTATCTTCGTCTTTTGTTATTCTTACCCCAAAATCATATTTTTTTTTAGGAATTTCAT